GTTTCCCAGTCACGATCGAAAAAAGCCTAAGTTTAGAAGTGGATTCGAGGAACGTGTATACGAAGACCGAGCAGGAGAGCTTGATTATGAACCAGATCATCCCGCTGTCCATTACGTTGTCCCCTCACGGTACATCCCCGACTTCAAATTGCCAAATGGTATATTGGTTGAATGTAAAGGATATTTCGACAGCCGAGCTAGAAGTAAAATGCTCAGAGTTAGAAAAGATAATCCGGACCTCGATATACGATTTGTTTTCCAACGAGCTAACAACCGTTTAACTAAATCTAAAAACTCTTTGATGTATTATCAATGGGCAGAAAGGCACGGTTTCAAATGGTCAGAAGGACGTATCCCCGATGAATGGTGGGATGAATAATAATACCAACAGGAAACTTATATGAAACAGTCATCTATTAATGAAGACGCTAAACTTCTAGTGTTAGATATCGAGACTAGACCCGCGCTAGTGTATGCGTGGAAAGGTTTCAAAGAGAACATTGGAGTAGATCAGATCGTAGAATCTGACGGTGTTCTTTGTGTAGGAGCTAAATGGATCGACGGAGAAGAGTACATGCTCACTGAGTGGGAGCACGGTACAAAAGACATGCTTCGTCGAACTGCTAAACTGATTGAAGAGTCTGATGCTATCATTGGAGTCAATCACGCAAGGTTCGATCTTCCTTGGTTGAATGGTGAGTTTGCTAGGTACAATGTACCAGCTCCCCCTAAACCTACTATGATTGATCTTCAACAATACTGGAAACGTGGTATGCGTTTCTTCTCTAACAAGCTGGCTTATGTAGGCCCGTTGCTAGTAGGAGAAGCAAAGCAAGAACACGAGGGCTTCATGCTGTGGCGAAGAGTCATGGACGGAGACAAAGACGCACAAAAGAGAATGGAAGATTATTGTCGTCAGGACGTCAACTTGACCGAACGCCTGTACCACAAGATCAAACCCTTCATGCCTACTCATCCTTACCTCGGTAAGACTAAGAATGGCAACTGCCCTGTTTGTGGTAGTGATCACGTACACGTCAGTAAATATCGTCGAACTAAGACAATGCGTATCCAACAACTGCACTGTCAAGATTGTGGTTCTTACTTTGACGGTAAACGAGAAAAGATGGTATAACACAAATGGACGAAGAGTTCACAAAGCAATTAGCCGATTATTTCACAGGCCCGGAGCTTGTCGATCTTCTCAACATTCCAGTTGAGGAGTTAATCGGCTTGCTTTGGGACCCTTACATTGAAGACAACATTAAGGAACTAAAAGATGTCATCAATTAAAATGAAAGAGTTTACAAATGACAAGGAAGAGGACGTTGCGAAAGGTGCCATCAAATATGACGGAGGAAAGTCTCCGGTATATCGTGGAGCAATCGATTACTTCCCTCGTGCAATTAGCGCAGTTGCCGGAATCTCCGCTTTCGGAGCTTCTAAATATGCTTGGAAAGGATGGGAAGGAGTTCCAGACGGATTTAATCGGTACTCTGACGCAATGGTACGACACCTTATCTACGAGGCAGAAGGAGAAGTTCTGGACCCTGATAGTGGACTTCTACATGCTGCACACTGCGCATGGAATGCCCTCGCGAGACTTGAACTCCTCATTCGAGAGAACGAAGAAAAAGTTTCCTAAAGTTTGGAAACGACTAACAGAATTGGACCAAGAAAATGGAACAAACTGAAAGCTGTATCAGCACTAGCTCGGGTAGGTTCTTTGATCTTCTCAAGCCAGAGGAGTATGAGTATGATATTGAAGAGATTGCTACTGCTCTTAGTAATATTTGTCGGTACACTGGTCACGTCAACCGTTTTTATAGCGTTGCAGAACACTCCGTTCTTGTTTCCCGTCTGGTTCCTGAGCGTCTTGCCCTTTGCGGTTTGTTGCACGATGCTAGCGAGGCATTCGTAGGAGACGTAAGCTCTCCTCTTAAGAAGCTTCTGCCTGAATATAAGAAGATCGAAGAAAATATCCAGAAGGCAATCGCTGATTACTTCAATTTGGAATACCCTTTTCCTAAAGAAATCCATGAAGCAGATAAGCGAATGTACTGGCAGGAACGACAAGACGTAGCAGACAACGGAGTTAAGGATGAGTTGTGGTACCAAGACCTAAGGGCTGCCCGGAAAGTGGAAGCTAAAGGAATGGCACCGCACATGGCTCGACGAATGTTCCTTGCCCGTTATCGAGAACTATCTAAGAAAACAGATGAAAAGAAGGTGGTAAACCTCTATGAATAAAGAAGAAGTAATCCAAACAATTAAAGACAGTATAGATGAGTGGTCTGATGACGACGTACTGGAAGTTGTTTCAACTTTCCTTGGTCGTGTAGAACTGTCTTCACAATTCGGAGAAACCTCTGAAGGTATTCTCACTCATCTTATGCTTGTACTTCAAGCGGGGGAGAGCGCTATTGTAAGCAATCCTATGGAGTTTGAATGGCCGCTACAAAGGATGCCTATGCCTGACTCGTTGAGAGGAGTGGTTAATTAAGATGAAACTGTACTCTCTCTGGTGTGAATATGATTATGGTCAAGAGAACATGGTCTTCGTTTCTGAAAAAGATGCAAAAGAGTTTCTTCAAAACCAAATAGAGAACCAAGAAGACGACTGGACTGCTCTAGAACTATGGGACGATGGCCTTGCAGCGGTAGAGGAGTTGCAATTCTATGGTAGATAATCCTTTCCCTTCTAATTATGAACAATTCATCTACAAAAGTAGGTATGCTCGGTGGCTAGAGGAAGAGGGCCGCCGAGAGAACTGGGACGAGACTGTAAACAGGTTGGTGAATTATTATAGAAACCAGATACCTTTTGATCTATCGGTTGATGAGTATAAAGAACTCAATAGTGCAATCTACAACCTAGAAGTAATGCCCTCTATGAGAGCCATGATGACAGCAGGTCCGGCCTTGGATCGTTGTCACGTCCCTGCTTACAACTGCGCCTATCTTCCTGTTGACAGTCCTCGTTCTTTTGATGAGGCTATGTACATTCTTATGTGCGGCACAGGTGTAGGCTACAGTGTGGAGAAAAAGTATGTTGACCAACTTCCTAGAATTAGTGAAGAGTTCGAGGACACAGATACTGTCATCACAGTTGCAGACTCTAAAGAGGGGTGGGCGAAATCCTTTCGGGAAATCGTCTCTCTACTCATTGCGGGTCAAATTCCAAAGTGGGATGTTAGTAGAGTTCGCCCTGCGGGGTCCCGACTTAAAACGTTTGGAGGAAGAGCTTCCGGACCTGAGCCTCTCGTGGAACTATTTGAGTTCGCCATCAATACCTTCCGAGGGGCGGCTGGACGTCGTCTAACTTCTCTTGAATGTCACGACCTTATGTGTAAGGTTGCTGATATTGTAGTTGTAGGTGGTGTACGCCGATCTGCTATGATCTCTCTGTTCGATGTCACCGATGACCGAATGTCATCCAGTAAGACAGGAGCATGGTGGGAGTCTAACGGTATCCGTCGACTAGCTAACAACTCGGCAGTGTACGAGCATCGTCGTCCTGACGTTGGTTTCTTTATGAAGAAGTGGAAAGAGTTATATGACAGTAAATCAGGAGAACCCGGTATTTTCAGTCGAGGAGCTTGTCAGCATATTGCCGACAGAAATGGACGCCGTGACAGCGCACATGACTTCGGCACTAATCCTTGTTCAGAGATTATCTTACGACCGTTCCAATTCTGCAACCTTACAGAGGTCGTTGTCAGAAGTACAGATAGCTTTGAGGACCTTGAACGAAAAGTTAAGGTTGCTACACTCCTCGGTACTATCCAGTCAACCTTTACCGACTTCAGGTACTTAAGAAAGAAATGGAGAAATCAGTGTGAAGAAGAACGACTATTGGGAGTATCTCTCACGGGGGTGTGCGACAACCTTGAAGTACTTCTCGGAGATGGGGTTCTTGACAAGTTACGATCTATCGCAGTTGAAACAAATGTCGAGTGGGCAAATCGTCTGGGCATTAATCCTAGTACCGCTATCACTTGTGTTAAGCCTAGCGGGACTGTTAGTCAGTTGGTTAACTCTGCTTCTGGACTCCATACTCGTCACAGTGATTACTATCTTCGAACTGTTAGAGCGGACAATAAAGACCCTCTTACGTCCTTTCTCAAAGATCAAGGAGTTTATTGGGAACCGGATGCAATGGCGGAAGGAACAACCTCAGTGTTCTATTTCCCTATTCGATCACCCGAAGGATCAGTAACCCGTGAAGACATGTCGGCAATCGATATGCTTAATCTGTGGGAGAACCTACAGGATAATTGGTGCGAGCATAAACCGAGTGCAACAGTCAACGTCAAAGAAGATGAATGGATGGGTGTCGCAGCTTGGGTCTACGACAAGTTCGACAAACTATCTGGAATATCTTTTCTGCCGCATGACGGAGGGAGTTATAAACAAGCCCCGTATCAAGAGCTTTCTAAAGAAGATTGGGAAGCGTGGGTAGAAGAAAACCCTCAGCCCGATATAGATTGGGACCTTCTCAAAAACTACGAGAAGGAAGATAACACAACCGGATCACAGGAGCTTGCCTGTACTGGTGGTGTTTGTGAAGTCGTAGCTATTGGAGATGTAAAAGATGGATAATGAAACTGAACAAAAGCTTCCGTATATGTGGGGAGTAGTAGACGATACCGTCTCTGTTCCTCGCAACGAGTACGAAGAACTACTCGAACGATCAGCTTGGTTGTCAGCTCTTGAAGCTGCTGGTGTAGACAACTGGGAAGGATCGGAAATTGCTCAGGACATTTATGATGAAAGGAATGAAAATGTTTAACGAAGTAAAAAAGTTCTACGAAAATAACAAGAAGGAAGTACAGTACGTTGGATTAACTATCGCCGTGTTGGTGGTGCTAGTCATCGTATTCTAAGCTTCCCTAATTTAGATACTAAAAAGGCCCCTTAGGAGTTAATCCCGAGGGGCCTTTCTTTTTATTCTTTGTCGTCAGTGTCTTTATAGGGTTCTTTACCAAGCACTCTTTGAACAGTTTCAGTCTCATAGATTCTAATTCCTGTCCAGACAATAGTGAATACGGCAGCCATGTGAGGCAAGAACTCTGTTAAAGCGCCTAACATTGCTCCTATAGATACTGCATCTATTACATGTTTATCTGCAGACTCTAAACTATTCAGCATTTCCAACTCTCTTTGTGTCGTTTCCTTTTAGCTTATCGAAGGATCGCATACCACCAATACCAAGCATCCCCGTAATAAGTACCATTAATGAGGCCGTGTCAAGCACGACCATTTCTCCTGAATACCCTAACCACTTAGCAATTTGATTAGTGAAAGGGGCTACAAGAAAAGTGTAAGCGATACTGATACCACCAGTCCAACCGATAAAAGGACGCCAACCAGCGACAAAGATGGACGGATGAGCCGCCTCGACTTTGTTCACTTCGATCTGACCCATCATCTGTTCGTGATATCGTTGATCCGCTTTGTCGATAAGTTCCTGAAGCTTGAACTCAAGCTCCTTCTTCTTATCTTTATCAACCACAACTTCACCGATAA